CTGAGCGGCTTGCTGTGCTGCCCGGTAGACCGTATCGGTCGAGCCGAATGATTTCTGAAGCTCGGCGATCTCTGCCCTAGCTTGCTGTTGCAGGTTCGAGTATGCAGAGGTGAGTGCAGCCTGAGCATCTTGCAGATTCCAGATGGTTTGCTGCAATGCCCGGTTTGTGGCGTCCAGCGCATCCAGTTCACGCATCCTGAGGGCTGCCGTGTCGCCCATCTCACGCAGCAATTGCGATTCGAGATTGGAGCGCTCGGCTGCTACTGCTCGCGCAGCTTCCTTCGCCAGCTCTTGTTCCTCTGCCGCCCTCGCCGCCGCTTCCGCTTCGTCCTGGAGCATCCAAATATGGTGCTGGAGGTACCGATTGCTCTCGTCCAACGCCATGATGTCCCGGACGCGCAATTCCTGCGTGTTGCCGGTCAGTTGCAGCCATTGACGCTCAAGCGATTCACGTTCGCGGGCGATATCGGCAGCGGTACGGGCCGTTTCGATCACGGCATTGTTCAGCTCATCCAACCCCGTCACGACCTGGGCGAAACTGCCGCTCAGGCTCATGAGGGTTGCATAGGCTTTCTGGCCGCCCTCGGTCGTCAGGTCAAGCGACTCGACGATCTGACGATACGCGGCTTTCGCCGACTCCGTACCCTGCGCCACGTCCGGGAGAGTGAGACCAAGCTCGGAGAACGCCTTGCCAAGCTGTTCAGTCGCAAACGCGAGCTGTTCTTCTTGGCTGTAGAAGCTTTGGTAGTAGGTCGTCATGCCGCTATTCAACGCATCCAACCCACCGGCAAAGTCGATCAGGTTCGCGGCAGCGTTGAAGCTCAGATCGCGCAGCTCCAAGAAAGGCAGTTGCTCGACCGCGTTCTGGAACGCCTGTACCTCCTGAACGATGGCGCTAAACCGCCCCGCGAGTGCCGAGGCTTCTTCCTGACCCAAACCCCGGATATCTACGCCCGCGACCATCTCACGGAATACGCGAGGCAGTTCACCATCCAACGCCTGGAACGCCTGCAACACCGACAACTGGATATCAGTCGCCAAGCGTGGCAAGGTGGCCTCAGACGACCACCCACCGAACCCCTTGATGGTCGGGTTCTCGTCGTCCTGAATACCAAACTGGACGTACTGATCGCCAATCCGCAGACGCCCGCCCGAAGCTACACCGTCACGGTCGCCCTTGTAGCTGGACGCCATGATCGCGTGGAACGAGTCGATTGCAGCGTCGATTCCTACCTGACGGAATATGTCGTTCGCGGTCTGGACCGCTTGCTGTGCCATCTGCTGAGCCGCAGCATCAGCACCCGCCGCCGCACGATCATCGCGGCTCGTGATGTTGTAGAGCCCGTTTCCGTACTCGACCTGTGTGCGTTGCTCGCGGCGCGTGGTGGGTTCGCGGTCGCCGAAAAGACCAAGCGCAGAACCAATAGCCAGCGCCCCGCCCACCCAAGGTAGAGCCGCACCGATTGCCGAGCCGATCCCGGCGAGACCCGCACCCGCTGCCGCAGCGGTACCCCCCGCAGCTGCACCACCACCGAGCGCAGCGGAGAACGAAGTCGTTGCCATTGCCGCAGTGCTGGTGCCGATGGTCGCGCCAAGTGAAGCGGCGACAGTCGGTGCAACTGAGCCGATGCCCGCCGCGAAACTCGCACCCGCAGCAGACCCGAGACCAGACAACGCCCCTTCCCATCCGCCATTGGCCGAGATCAACGCACCGATGGAGTCGCCACCCATCGCGCCGACTACGTTCGCATAGCCGAGCGACATGGAGGAGGCACCAGCCGACGCACCAGTCAACGCCTGATAGATGCCGCCGCCGATGGTCTGGAGACTGCTCAGGTTGTTGGCCGCGCCGAGGATGCCGGAGCCTTGTTGCGGGTTCTGGTACCCCAGGGCGCCGCCCAAGGTGTTCGTCACCCACCCTTGCATCGCACCCATAACGGGATTGATTAGGACATTGAAGGTCAGCGACTTGAAGAGGCTGCGCAGCAACTCCTTGGCAGACTTCCCGCCCTCAAAGATCGCGTCTGTTAGGCTCTGGCCTACATGGTCAAATATCTGCTCTACATCACGAGCCCATTCCTCCCACGCCTTACGATCAGCCTCTTTGTTTTCCAGAGAGCCGATGGCAGTACGCAAGCGACGACGAGCATCAATCTGACGCTCAATAGCCTCGACCTCTTCTTCTGAGCCAGTAAACCCGCGCAGAATAGTTGCTTGTTCCTCAAGGCGAGCGATTGTCAGGTCTTCAAGAGCCGTTTTCGACTGACCATAAAGAGTGACTTGATCCTCGATGGCCTGAGCCTGCTCATGGATAGCACTAGCCGCAATGAATTGAGTCCGCAAGGACTGCTCTTGCTCCTTACGGAAAGCCTCTGCGGCTTTTTGCGCTTCGCTAAGGACTTTATTGCTGTCGCGAGTCGCTTTTGTGGACTTCTGACGCGCATCTTGCAAGGTCTTCAAGGCATGAGCGGCAGACATAATTGCAGTCTTATCTGCCTCTGTCGCGTTGGCATGCTCGTTTATCCAGCGCGTAGCCATCTTTACCGGATCGCCACCGTCCTGTAGCGACTTTATCTGCTCCTGAAGCTTTGTCAGGTACTTTGTACCGGCCTCAGACAGCATTGCCTGGTTCAGGGCGTTTACTCCCCCTGCGGCGCCATGCGCGGCATCTCGAAGGTTTGTAAGGTGATCAGACACCTGATCGTACACAGCTCGAGCCCGATCAAGCGCAGTCAGGTTTTCGTTATGCGCGTCGCGCTGCTCAAGCAATGAACGGCGCACATTCTCAAGTTCGTTCGCGGTTACTCCCTGTGAATCTGACAGAGCAAGATAGTCCGCCTCCATCGTCCTGAGAATTACACCGGACTGTATAGCTTGATCCTCAAGTCGCTTGACCTCGTCCTCGAGGTCGAACAACCGAAGCTCCAGCTTTTGTGCGCTCAGAGTCTTAAAACTTTCGGAGAGGCTGTCGATATCAATCGATGCAGCCTTGGCATCGCGCCCCATAGCAAGGAACGCAGTAGCCGTAAGGCCGGCAGTAACAGCTAGACCGACAGGACCGCCAAGGAACCCGAGCGCAACGGAACCAGCTCGGCCAAGCGTTGACAATGAAGTCGCCGCAGTCAGAGCCGAGCGTGAGATTGCTATGAGACCACCGTTAGCAGTCACCAGTGAGCCGATGAACCTACCGGCAAGAATTGCCGCAACAGTAGTTGCAGCGGTACCGATAGACGATATATTGTCGGCCAGAAGCTCGACAGCCTTCCCGACCGTGGAGGTCATGCCGGTGGAGGTGTTCAGCTCGCCGATATAGCGAGTAACGGACGTGCCAAGATTCGTAAACGACTGACTGAGCGTTGCGACACGAGTATTGAATTGCTCGTCTACGCTGTCCTTAGCCTTGGTCAAGGAGTCAATCAGCACCTTGCTCGTGATCTGCCCCTCTTGCGCAAGGTCACGCAGTTCTCCTACCGCCACACCCATGCCGCGAGCGATAGCCTGAGCGAGACCGGGTGTCTGCTCCAAGACGGAGTTAAATTCCTCTCCACGCAGCACGCCAGAGGCAAGAGCCTGCCCGAATTGGGTTAAAGCGGCTTGCGCTGCCTGTGCGCTTGCGCCGGAAACGGCGACAGCCTTGGAGACGATCTCAGTGACCTCTGCTACCTTCGCCTGGCTAATACCCAATGCTTGAGCGTTCTGGGCGAATCGTTGGTACACCTCGCCCGTAGCCGAAAGCTCTTGGTTAGTGAGCTTGGAGATTCGGTAGACGTCATCCGTGGCGATTGCTAAGTCCTGCTGAGAGGACGTGACAAGGCGCAAACGGTTCTGAAGCTCCGTCCACGAATCTGCATAGCGCACGATCTCACGCACGCTAAACGCGGCAACAGCGCCACGCACGTAACCTGACAGGCTTTGAAATGCTCCGCCTGTGCGTTGTGCAGCCTGCTCAGCCTCGCGCATCTTGGCGATCATGGGGGCGGCCTCTTTGGCTACACCCAACTGTTCAGCCTTCAGAGCGGCAAGCTGTGAGGCAGTCTTGCCAATGCCATCAGTGCGGCTTGCGAGATTAGCCAGGAACCGCTGGCTTTCTGCCACTCGTTTGTTCGCTTCGGCGGCTTGATCAGCGGCACGCCTCACGCTAGCCCATTGCTTAATAATAGGCTCGAGCGTTTTCACGTCGGCGCCACGCAAGGCAGCCTGGGTGCGGATATATTCTTCCGTTCCCCGTTTCGCCCCCGTCATGGCGGCAATTTGGCGCTTTAGATTGGCCTCTAATTTCTTGGTCGCATCATCAACGCCATCGGCTGATTTCTTCAGCCCGTCGCCAATCTTGCTAATACCATCAGACGCGTCCTTGCCAGCCTTGGCAGCACGACGAGCCATCTTTTCTACATCGTCGCCAACCTTGGCAATCTTTGCGGTCACATCATCGGTATTACCTACGACTTCGACTACACCGCGACCGATCAGATCATCAGACATATCCGCGCCCATAAAAAAAAAGGCCCCGCCATTGGCAGAGCCTAGAAATAAAAAACCGCCCGAAGGCGGTTGAACTATGTGCTTTTCGTGGCTAGAAGATAGCCGCTTGCATTTTTGTGAACGTCTTCGCGTCGGTTGTCGCGAGCATCTTCCGCCCGTCCTTAAACTGGCACACGAACGTCACTTCGTTTTTTCTACCTCCAGCAAGCAAACCGGCGAGTAGCCCAACCGGACCTAGAAGCGTTGCACCAACAAGACCCCACCCGACAGTTCCGCCGAGCTTCTTTACGCTTTCCTCGGAGGCTTTTTCCAGGCTCTCTATTTCAGTGAACTTCACTGCCTCACTTGTCCACCCGTCCCCGGGTTTCCAAGGAAGCACCATCGCCCCGAACGTAGCTTTGGCAGAACAGGCCGGGAAATCACCAGCGTGGATCTTGATTGTTGCCATATCTCCCCTTTGTGGTCGGTTATCACTCAGGGGGTAATGTAAACCGCAATTCGGTCAGTTGCTATCGCGTTGCCTAGCCATCACAGAAAGCGCGACTCTTTCCATTTCCTGAATGTCAAAGAACACGGTTTCCCTGTCCTTCTTCTTGACGGAAAAGAGCCGCCACATTTCGGGCAAGACGTTGTAATCCAATCCTGTCGGCCCATTCATGCCAATGCGCCATTGGGTTGCCATCGCCTGAAATACTAGGAAGGCATACCAGTGCTCCGGCCAGATTTCTACTGTGGTATCGCCGTAGTCCTCAAGACTGAGCCCGAATGCTGCGAGTTCCGCTTCATCCGGGCCGGGGGTATAGAGTGCCTCGGCGATCTCGATCAGTTTCCCTTTCGGGCGCCCGACACTTCTGTAAGATAGGTGTTAATGATCGCCAGCGCGGAGCCGGGATAGTTTTGCAGGAGGATTGCCACGTTATCTTCCTCGAACGCTTCCTCAATACCCCAACCGGACGCAACCTCCATCACCACGTCAAGATCCTCGCGCCCCTCCAGACTGGCAATGAAATCCTTCAGTTCGTCGCGAGTCTTATGCTTGAACGTAAACGGAATGGTGGCTGAACGTTCGCCAGGAACAGGAATGGAAACCTCGCGCTTGAACGTGGGAGCGATAGCAAGGGTGAATTTCTTAGCCATTGGGTGTGCCTCAAAGAAAAAAGCCGCCTCTGTGGGCGGCTTGGGTTGGGAATAAAAAAGACCGGGCGAACCCGGCCGTAAAAGGCACCCACTCTAGGCGGGTGCTCAACCAGGTTAGCTCGCGTAGCGCACAGGCAGAGACATGAGCGAGAACGTCGCTTGGCAAGCCATAACGTTGTTCTTCGTCATGCTCGGCGTCTCGTTGAACGAGATATATCCGTAGTAGTAAATGACCGATCCGTTAGGCATCTGCGCACGAAGCGGAACAGCGGCGCGTTCAGCGGCGGCCTTCTTCAACGCGGCGTATCCGGCCAAGGAAGGATCATCAGCAATGCTCAGGGTCAACGACTGGGCGCTATGTTGAGTCGGAATCTGCGACTCGAAGTCGTTCTCAAGGAACGAGTAAGTCGCGAACTGCATTTCGCCGCCAGAGGTCGTGCATTCGAGCACCTGCGTGATTTGCGTCCAGGCGGACACCTTCTTCGCGGAACCGGCGCTCGTCCCAGTCGGGTAGAGTGTGGTGCTGGTCGTATCCTGACCTGCCAACTCGAAAGTGCCGGTAGCCTGATTTGCAACCCGGAACAGGCGGTCGTTCAACTTCTGCCAGCCGGTGTTCAGCAGGATGATGTCGCCGTTCGAGTAGCCGTGCGACGTAGCCGACGCGACGCCAGGGTTAGCGTTAGTGATTTGCGAAACGGTCTTAGCCGAATCCAATGTGGTGCCAAGCGAAAAAATGACACCGTTGGGGAGTGAAACTGCCATGTGTGGCCTCCAGAAATGAAAAAACCGCCCAACGGCGGCGATTACGTTTTCTGCGAGGCGTTTGAAACGAGAGGCTTTGAGCGTGTCGTTTCGCGTGGCAGTGTTGAAAAATCCTTACTTCTGCTGTTCCAGCCACTTTTCCCAGGCGGTGATTGCGCCTTTGAAGAGTCGGATCAGGGTTTTATGTAGTTCGATAGTTGATTGGCTCATAGGTCAAACCAGATCGAGAAGTCCTGTCGTGCGCCGCGTAGCTGGCTTGTTTCGTCGTATTCAGCGACAGCGGCCCCTTGTGTTGTGGCAAGGATGGGAGGCGCTACCAGAAGCTCGCGTACTTCGCGCATCTTCTGCATCGCTTCCGCACGCGAATTACTCCAAATATTGATCTGAAACCGGGCGTTGTCCTTGCTGGCTACAGCGCCCTCTATAAACTCCACCGGAGTCCCGCCAACCTGCTGATATGTGCAATACGGCTTGGCTGTACCGGAAGGTGCAATGTCCGGGAATACACGCCCACCAAACAGAGGGGAAAGCGCCGTGTAAAGCGTAGCTTCTATGGTCATGACTCCCTCAGGGCTTGCGTGAATCGCGTCTTGTATAGGCTGAACAGGCTTCCAATCTTGGCGTCAAATGCCGGTCTAATGTACGGATTCGGGGGAACCCACACCGGGGTTTCGAGCGGCCTGTTTCGCAGCGTCACCCACTTACCGTTGATCTTGATGGTCTGGTAATGGCGCCACCTCCCATACTCGATCCAGTGCCAGTTACCCGCCTTCTTCTTGTTCACGCCCACCGCATAGACGTGTTTCCCGTCCGTAGACTTGCTTTCGTCGTAGTAGGTGTAGAGCGCATCAGCTAAGGCGCCAGTCGCGTACTCGCCCTTGCGAGCGTGAACCTGCATCTCTTTGTATAGAGCGTCTGCCATAGCGAACGTCGCGGAGCGGGCCGCTTTCTTCTGCACCTTCTCGGCGAACCTCTCCAACCCTGCTTTCAGATCGCTAGACACACCCACACCGATAGACTGGCCGGGCATCAGTTTGGTCTGCGACATTACGACACCACCTCCGCAACCAGATCAACGAACTTCCTCCCCTCCTCGTCGGGCATAACTGCTGCGATGTTGTAGACAGTCTCGCCATGCAATACCCGCATCCCGGCGTTAACGTCCGTCCGGTAGCGGATGCGGATGCTGGCCCGGACTGTGGAGGTTGGAGCGTCGGCCTTGATCGTCTCGGTACCGCTCAGGTGCCGGATATTCGCCCATACAGTCGCCACGTCCTGCCATTCGTTGATGGGCTGGCCGATCTCGTCGCGGGTGGAGGTGAGGGACTGGATGACGATCTTGCTTCGTAGTTGCTGCGCGTACATCACACACCCAACCCGGTTCGATACGGCATCCACAAGGACTCAGCGGCACGGCGGTACTCATTCCGTACCTTCGGGTCGCCGTCATAGTCTGCGTGGATCATCACTATGATCCCTTGCCACAAATCTTCCTCGGAGCTGCTGTCCAATTCCTCAAGTCCAGTAAAGCGCAGGCACTCAGAGACAGCAGAGGCAAGCAGACGCTCCAACAGGTCATCATCCTGATTCCCCGATACTCGCAGCGCGTCCTTCACTTCTTCCAGTGTCATAGATAGTTCTCCGCGTCCTTGCCTATCCAGTCAATCAGTGCGGCGCCGTCTTTGTCGCGTCGCCACCTATGATCTGGCCTGTGCCCCATTCCCAAACCTTTCCTGCCGGGCAATCCTTTGATGCCCACCACAGTATTGATGGCGTGAACGTCCTTTTCGTCTGTGGGTAGCGAGTCCCAAAAATGCCGGTCTACGCCGATGCTGTTCTTGTCGAACGCTGTTCTGCAGGCCTTGCGCATGTGATCGATCAGGTCGGCGTGAAATGCTGTGTTGCATAGGGCCGACCCTATATTGCGCATGACGATATAGGCCCGATGCTCTACGTTGTAGTAGCGCTGTGTAATGGAGCCGGTCGCGCCCGCATACTCCAGACGAATCCTGCAGACCTCTAAATGCTCCGGGTGATACCAGTCGTCATGCTCCCAGATCACCACAACATCGCCAGTGACATGCTCAAGCGCCGCTAGAACGTTCTGAGCAAGACTTTTCCCGCCCTCATGCTCACGCGGCCTGACAAGGTGCGTCT